ACAAGTTATCCATGATTAACACCTATTAAAAAGAACAAGGAAAGCCCTTGCAAGCCCTTACATTGTCAAAATGCAAGCCAAAGCCCTACGCATAGGGCAATGGTTTGAATTCTTATCCCCGCCATGCCAGCATCACACCGATGCCAGCAAAAACAATAACACAGACAATGCCCCAAAGAATTTCGCTTTTATCCATAATGAGCCCCTTAGTTAAGCAAAGCGCGGCAGAGTGCATCGCCTTCTTTGTCATCAATGGCCGTCCTAAGCGCATCAACGTACTCATTGAACTGAGGATGATTGTGGCGTAATTGAACGCCCCCAGCTTTGCGGGTTGACTCAATAATCAAGCCCGATGTCATTAAATGAGCCGTGTAGTTAGCGGATGAGTGAATTGTTATCAACATATAAACGCCTTTTGAAATGATTGATTTTCTAAGGGCATCAAAGCCCCTAGAACTGATTGAAATTATGCCGCGATGTAGTTAGCACATCGGTCACGACGGCGAGCGTCAAAGCCTCTTGGCTTATGTTGACCGCGCCATAACAAGGTATCTATTGAAAAACCTTTGCCGCTTTCAAATTCACGGGTTGCGATTATCTCGCCGTGAATCTCTTTCATGCGCTCAATGGCTTGTTCAAGCGTTCCCTCAAAATCTTCGCGGTGAACTGTCGCCATTGGATAAGTTATTACAAAGCCCTCCGTTGCCCCGTTTTCGCTCGGTGAAGCATGGATAGTGAATTTATAGGTTTTCATACGTTGACCGCCTTTGCAAAGTTAGGCGCTTCGCCGTTATAGGATGCAATGCGGAAAGAATGAAAGCCACAATCAGTAGCCAGTGCTTTAACTCTTTCAATCTCTTGCAAAGTCTTTGCGCCGCTTAAAAGCAAGGTTTCCATGTAATCACGGGTTTCACCCTGTTCAAGCCCATAAAGTAAAAGTTCTTTCATAGTCACGCCTCTTAAGTTTGTTGATTGAAACACTAGGATTGTCTGACCTAGTGCTTATATTATCGGTTATGTCTGACAGTATGTTATCAGGACAAACCCTAACATCTCCCCTATTTATATCTATCAACAATGGCTAGTCATTAGGTTTTATATATCGCTGATTTCACAATATGAAATGTGTTTTCATGGTGTCCCTGAAATGGTGCATCCCTTCCTTATGCTTACTGACTGACTGGTCAGTAACTAACATTCCACATTATGAAATGCTCTGCTAGTGTGTGCTTACCAACTTGCTAGGTGAGTGAGTACTTACTATGGGGGGGAGGGGGTGGGTGAGTAGAGAGAATATTGTTGTAGCCTCCCCACCACTCGAAAAGCTAAATCAGACTGTTTGACACAACAAGGCTGGCTTTAAGAAAAGAAGGAATGTTCTGATAAATAAACCCCTAACCCACCTAGAGAAGTGGATTAAGGGATTTGTCAGGAGTATGTCCTGTCCTTGGTTGCTCAACCTAGGCATATCTACTGGGATTAGGTGTGAGCCACCTCTTGCCTAACAAAGACCCAGTAGCCACATCATGTTGTTTGCACCGTGTACCGTCACACATCAGAACGGATTGGTTTCGCCATCCAAGGCAGCACATCCACAATGCAGTCCTCCTGCTCGGCGGGTTTGGCAGTCTTCTGTCCCGCAATACTTTGTCAGCCAGAACGTTTCCGTGGTTTCCTAGGGACTACATCTATCCAAGGCTACGACACCTTGAAGACTCGACTTCCTACCCAAGAATTTGCACATAAGCCGATAGACTCTGACAAAGACACCGAAGTGTGCGTCCACTATACAAGATTCCTATTCTGATGTAAAGTAATCGCTAACTTCCCTCCTGTGGACAAAAGATGAATGCAATTGATGCTTTACCTGACAAACTGAAAAAGCCTAGAGGCCGTCCCCCAAAGCCTGTAGCTGTTGCTATTCCCAAACCTATGACTATGGCTCGTTATGCCGATAGTCCTCCTGCACTACTCCCCAAGACTGAACTTCAGAGAGTCAAAGAACTCAAAGAACTTCTGATAAACAGTGCTGGCTCCAATGTTGTCCACAAGGCAGTTGAGATTGCCATGAATGACGAACACCCTGCTCAGATGGCTGCAATCAAACTCTGTATGGACAGAATGCTCCCTGTCTCCCTGTTTGAGAAAGAAGGAAAACAGCGGTCAGCAGTTAACATAACTATTTCAGGTATTGGTGGCGTGTCCATTGGTGACAATACAGTTGATGCTGAAGATGTTGAGCCAAAATCATAGTTGTATTCTTGCTCAAACAAGAGTACAATTAAGACATGAAAAAATGTACCCACTGCAAAAAAGAAAAGCCGCTTTCAGAATACTATCCTGTAGGCAATGGAATTAAAGGTGTTCGTCCTAGATGTAAAGAGTGCATGAGGATTTTGGAGAAAAAGAAGTATGGCGAGAATGATGAGTTTCGTTGGTCAAAACTTAGCAAACAAGCTATAAAACTAAGAACAGACCCAGAGCACAAAGCAAGACATCAACAAAGTCAAAGGCGGTGGCATTTGAAATCAACATATGGATTGACCACCGAAATGTTTGATGCTATGGTTGCTTCGCAAGGCGGTGGTTGTGCTATTTGTGGTGTTAAGGCTGAAGCTGGAGTACCAAAAACAAGAATGGTAGTTGACCATTGCCATAAAACAAATACGGTTCGTGGGATTTTGTGTGACTTATGCAATACAGCTATTGGTAAGTTTCACGATGACATTTCAAAGTTAGAGAATGCAATCAGGTACTTAAAAAATGACAGACCTTAACTTTCAACTTTTGAAATGGCAACAAGAGGTGATCGTTGACCCTAGTCGCTTTAAAGTGATTTGTGCTGGTAGACGATGTGGAAAATCAAGACTTGCAGCAGTTACCTTGCTTCTCAAAGGCTTGGTTTGTCCAAAGGGTTCTGGTGTCATGTACGTTGCGCCAACACAGGGACAGGCTAGGGTCATTATTTGGAATGTTTTGACCGATCTTGGGAAAGATGTCATTGCATCAAGCCACATCAACAATCAAGAGATAACCCTAATCAACGGTGCTGTTATCTATATTCGTGGGGCAGATAGGCCAGATACGCTTCGTGGTGTTAGCTTGTCATATGTTGTCCTTGACGAGTATGCAGATATGAAGCCATCTGTATGGGAGCAAGTTATCCGAGCCTCTCTGTCAGACAGAAAAGGTGATGCCATGTTCATAGGAACACCAAAGGGGCGAAATCATTTTTTTGATCTTTATCAACTTGGTAAGGCAGAAAATAATGAATATAAGTCTTGGTCTTTTACAACTTACGATAATGAACTAATTGACCCAGAAGAAATCGAAAATGCAAAGAAAACCTTGTCCAGTTTTGCATTCAAGACCGAATATATGGCCTCCTTTGACAATGCTGGTTCTGACGTTTTCAAGGAAGAATGGCTGAAATACGGTGTTGAGCCTGACTATGGTAGCTACTACATTGCTGTTGACTTGGCTGGTTTTGAGGAAGTTGCCAAACAAGCGGCTAACTCCAAGAAGCGGCTAGACCAGACTGCCATTGCTGTGGTTAAGGTGACAGACGAGGGTAAATGGTTCGTCAAAGAGATCGTTTATGGACGGTGGGACATTCGGGAGACTGCCGCCACAATTTTGCTCAAGATTCGGGAATACAGGCCACTTTCCATAGGAATTGAGAAGGGTGCGCTAAAAAACGCAGTTTTGCCGTATTTAAGTGACTTGATGCGGAAGAATAATGTATATTCGCACATAGTTGACTTGACCCACGGTAATCGTAAAAAAACCGACCGTATCATTTGGTCACTTCAAGGACGGTTTGAGCATGGCAGGATTGTGCTGAACTCCGAGGAGGATTGGGACGAATTTAAAGATCAACTCTTGATGTTCCCATCCCAAGGTGTGCATGATGACCTACCAGATGCCCTATCGTACATTGACCAACTGGCTGTCACCTCATACTTCCAAGAAGACGAAGAAGATGAGTGGGAGCCTCTTGACATAATTTCGGGTATATAAGGGCTACACATGGCAACAGACAAACAAGTGAAATTAGAGCAAAACGAGTTCTACCAGCCAACAGAGGCTGACAAAGAATTAACTGGATTTGTTGTTGACCATTGCCAACGGTGGCGTGATTACCGTGATGTCAACTTTCTCCCTGACTGGCTGGAATACGAGCGCATCTTCCGTGGTCAATGGGCAGCAGAAGACAAGACTCGTGAATCAGAACGTAGCCGCATTGTCACCCCTGCCACACAACAAGCCGTAGAAACCCGCCATGCTGAGATCATGGAAGCTATCTTTGGTCAGGGGGACTTCTTCGACATTGAAGACAACATCCAAGACATTGGAGGCAATCCCATTGATGTTGAGGTGATTAAAGCTCAACTGATGGAAGACTTCAAGAAAGACAAAATCAGAAAATCTATCGACCAGATCGAGTTGATGGCTGAAATCTATGGAACAGGTATTGGCGAGATCATCGTCAAGACTGAGAAGGAATACATCCCTGCCACACAAGCTATCCCAAATCAGGTTGGGCAAGCGGCTATTGGTGTGATTGAGCGTGACCGTATTGGCGTGAAGATCATGCCTGTCAACCCCAAGAACTTCTTGTTTGACCCTAATGGCACATCCATTGATGACTGTATGGGCGTGGCTATTGAGAAGTATGTCTCTATCCACAAGATTGTGGCTGGTATCGAGAAGGGTATCTATCGCAAGGTAGACATCACTCCTACCTACGAAGACACTGATCTTGAGCCAACTCAGGAAGTTTCTCAGTACCAAGACGAGAAGGTGCTTTTGCTGACCTACTACGGTCTTGTTCCTCGTGAATACCTGAACAACTTGGAAGAGAACAAAGAGATTGTCGAGTTGTTCCCTGAGAATTCAGCCGCTGAAGACTACACAGACATGGTTGAGGCCATTGTGGTCATTGCCAACGATGGTTTATTGCTCAAAGCCGAAGAAAACCCCTACATGATGAAAGATCGTCCAGTCTTGAGCTATCAAGATGACACGATTCCCAATCGTTTGTTGGGCCGTGGTACTGTGGAAAAAGCCTTCAATATGCAAAAAGCTATTGATGCACAGACTCGTAGTCACTTGGATTCACTGGCATTGACTACTAGCCCCATGATTGCGATGGATGCAACTCGTTTGCCTCGTGGTGCTAAGTTTGAAGTCAAGCCAGGAAAAGCCATGCTTACCAATGGCGCACCTTCTGAGATCATTTTCCCCTTTAAGTTTGGTGAAACCAGCCTGAACAACCTCAATACTGCCAAAGAATTTGAGCGTATGTTGTTGCAAGCCACTGGAACGCTGGATTCACAGGGTATGGTCAGCAGTTCCGCTAGGGATGGTGGTGGTATGTCTACAGCAGTAGCTACTATCATCAAGAAATACAAGCGCACACTGGTCAATTTCCAAGAAGACTTCCTGATTCCGTTCATCAAGAAGGCTGCTTTCCGCTATATGCAGTTTGACCCAGAGCGTTATCCCTCTGTGGACATGAATTTTGTGCCTACTGCCACCTTGGGCATCATTGCTCGTGAGTACGAACAACAGCAATTCATTGGTTTGTTACAGACTCTTGGCCCTAACACTCCTGTTCTGCCTCTGATTCTCAAAGGAATCATGCAAAACTCTAGTTTGACCAATAGATTTGAGTTGATTGCCAAACTTGATGAGATGATGCAACCAAATCCTGAGCAACAGCAGATGGAACAGTTGCAACAGCAGTTGGCTATGCAAGCGGCACAGGCTCAGATTGCTGTAAACACTACAGCGGCAGAGCAAAACAGGGCTGAAGCACAGAAATTGATGGTTGAAACACAGTTAATGCCTCAAGAAGTGCAAGCCAAGAACATGGCTGCGGTTACCAAGAACTTGCCTAATGAAGATGATGCCGCATCTCGTGAATTCGACAAGAGGGTTAAGATTGCCGAGTTGATGTTGAAGGAAGCTGACATCAAAAACAAGTCTAAGATTGTTGAATTGCAGATGGCAGAGAAAAATAACAAAGTTGCTGGCATGGAACAAGACTTTCTTGAACAACTCTCAAAACAATTGAGTTCTGCTCAGACTGGAACTGAATAATGGATGTCGAAAATCTTGCCAAGGAGCTAATCCTTAAGAATATGACTCCTGAACAGCAGATGGCTGTTCTAGATTCTGTTCGTGCCTCTGTTGCTCAAGCCAAAGAAGTGCAAAAGCGCAAGATTGGTGAGAATGTTGACGTAGTTGTTCAGGCTCTAAAGAAGATTGAATCTGACATTCGTTCACGCTTTGACGATGTTGGTAATTCCATTGAAAAACGTGTGGCATCCATAAAAG